ATTTTTTTTTACTTCCTTTTTCAACTTCTTTTTCTTGCCTTCCATATAGTATTCGGAAGAAACCTGTTCGTATTCGTATCCGATAGCAGACCTTGCAAGGGAAGAAACGACATTGCGTTCTAGACCGTTTTTAAAACATTCTTTTCCCTTTTTTATAGCATCCGCAAAATCCGCATTTTCAAGCCAACGATAATAGGTCTGAGAGTCTATATTGAAGTGAGAGCAAAAGTCTTTCAGCTTTGCTCCTCCATACTCCATGAGTCCATTTTCGCTAACCCACAGCTTGCATTCTTTAATTATCTGTTCATTAAATTTTGCCATAATTACACTTTCACAAACTAAAAATACCGAATAATCCCCTACCACCTTCCCCCACAGTAATCAAAAGTACTGAATGGATTGGTTCAGTAGGTTATTAACAGCCCTTCATTCTCTTTTTAAGATTACTGTATTCATCCTCAATACACTTGCTTATCTTGTCAGCTTCCTCGTATCGTTCAGACTCTATAAGTATTCTTTTCATCTCTTCAAGCTGATTGATGTACACTATGTCATTTCTATCCGTTACGTGCTGAATATAACCTTTGATGTCATTCAGCTTGCCTTCCATACGGTTGTGCCATTTGCTTATCAAAATTACAATGATGGCAACGGTTGCGGCATTGAGGATGAATAATGCGATTTTGATGATTATGTATAATACTTCACTTGTTGGCATGGCTATTTCTCCTTTAATCAACTAATTTAAATTCGTAAGCAAATACAAAAGGGTTACTTTCCCATGTGCCTTTGCCGGACACTTTGTCTATCAAAAACGCAAAAGCTTCTTGGGCTACATTCGTTGACAAGTAAGCTCCGTTTACATGTGGGGTATGATATATTTTTTGACCAAGAAAAGTTGACGCATGAATAATCCCCTCTTTCAAGCAATCTCCATCGGATATATCTTGCAAACGCTCAATCTTAATTTCGGTGATTTCGATATGGTGGGGCATTAGGTCGGCTTTCACAAACATTTTATTTCCCCAACCGGGATATAATTTCAGTTCAGGCAATATAGAATCCAAGTATTCTAAGTAAGCCGCATTTTTCCCTTTTCTATGAAATCGGTCAACATCCATATAACTTTGCGCAATGGCAACAACTTCACCAACCTTGTAAAGGGGATTATTCCATCCTGTAAAATCTCCATCTTTATTTTTCCACCCAAATGCACCATATAGAGAAGATATTAGGTTCCCTTCACTATCATAATCTTTAGATTCAAAAACGGGAAATACAATATCCCAACTTTCATCAGGTCTATCGTATTTACAAATCCTTCTCGTCATGGTTTTCCGACCATCCAATACGGCTTGGGTTAAGCTGTATTTATCGTTAAACATTATTTTCTTGCTCATATCACATTTTAATTAGTGGATTTTAGAGGCGGGTATTGAGTTGCCCGCCTTTTTTGTCATTTATTAAACTTATGCTCCTGACACCAGTTTGATTTTCCAACTTTGAAATCACCAATTCCACAACGGAGATTCTTTTCACGCTCCCAATAACTTCCGGGCACAAAAGAAGGTTCTTTCACTATTTCACTCGTAAAGTGAAGACAATTACCACAGCAAGGGCACTTCTTCTGAAAACCCTGTTTTTCTCTGTTTTCTGACTGTTTACTCATATCTTTTTTTTATTTGTTAAACTTTGGCATAGGCATCCAATAATCAGGGGCTATGCCGTTTTCCCATCTATATTCTTTGTTATATCCCCAATACCGGCAGATGCAATAATAGTCACCATATGAGTTTTGAATTACTCCTAACACATCTATACTACCATATTCATTACCATCTATTGCTTCTATATCAGGGATAGGAACCCTATCCTTTACGCTTATCCAAGGAGATTGCGTTTTCTGCCACTCAACGCCAGACGCAAATACTTTACGCATGTATGTTTCAATCACATGCGGCTGATTGATGCGATTTGCTAATTGAGCTACCAATGATTTAAAATTCATATCTTTTTGTTATGGGTTAATGTTAACACCGTATTCATTCTTATTCTTGTTATACGTTAATAGACATTCTTTTAATATGCGCAATGCAATCATCCATAGCCTTGTCAAAAACTTCTTGACTTATGATATTTTTCTCAATTCGTTCTACGTATTCACCATCGTAAGATGCAAGTTGGATGCTTGAATCACTATTACTTACATCTTCTCTGTTGTCAAAATATACATGTATACAATCATATACCACTTCATCACCGATTTCATCAGTATTTACCTTAACTATCGCTGTGATTTTTTCGTAAGAAGTATGCGCCATGTGAATACACTTTCCAACGAGATATTGATATTTTGCCTTTTTTTTATCGGCTTCCTGTTTCTTTAGCTTCTGTATTTCAGCTTCTAATTTCTGTATTCTATTCATATCTAATTTGTATTGAGCCATGCGGTAGGAAATTCAACTGCCGCATGGCAGGATTTTAATCAACTATAAATTCGGTAATATTTGGAACTACTTGAAGCCCTTCCATTACCTCTACACTTGTAGGGTTGACAATTGCAGTTACATGAGGGTGATAGTTTTCGCAAAGAAACTTTATCAATGGCTTTGCCGCCTCTTTCAGTTCTTCCAACTTCCTTTTGTTTTCTTGAATATCAGTTTCCATATTGTATTTATGGGTTTTACAAAGCCCGCCCAAGGCTGTTTTACTCATTACTTCAATAATATTAATCTCTTGTATCTGCCATTCTTCGACCTTTGACTGTTGATATATAAAGATTAGGCTTTCCTTCAGTGATTTTAGTCCTTATCCATCCACGGCGTTCAGCTTCACGTATGTACATGAGTATTCCATATTCCGATATATTTTTCAGCCAGTCCAATTCTTTTAGCTGTTCAAATGTTTTTGCACCTCCCCAAACGAGAGAGCTTGTTAGCATTTGCGCATTTTCTTTTAATGATAATTCGCTCATATCTATTCTTGATTTGAATTATTTGAATAAATTTTTCATGGACTTATTTACCGCATCCAGTTTATCATCCATTGATGGATGAACGTATAGATTCATCGTCGTAGACACATCTGAATGACCAAGAATACGACTAGTTGTCTTCATATCGGCTTTGGATGCAATCATGCGTGTAGCGAATGAGTGCCGGAGACCGTGAAACTTGATGCACCTATCCAAACCAACCTCATTCAAAACGAGATGCCTGTAATAATTACGATAAGTTCTTGGCTCACAAAATTTCTCATCTCCAGTAGTTACGTAGAAACTATCTTTATAGCAAGCCTTAAATTTTTTCAGGATACCAAGTAAATCACGCCCCATTGGTATATCACGACGGCTTTCTACGGTTTTAGGGGTAGACTCTATCACCTTGCTTTTTTTAGTATCAATATCCACGATGCGTTCAATCGTATGAGTTACATGGATGCATTTGTTATCAATATCTATATTCTCCCAACGAAGTCCACTGATTTCGCCGATTCGCATTCCTGTACACAAGCCGATTAGAATACCCAGGCGTTTGGGTTTCGGATTATCTACTATGTACGAGATAATTTTTCTTTGTTCAGACTCTGTATATACTTCAAGGTCTTTAGCACCTTCCATATTAGCAGTAGGAAACTGAACACGATACTTGACATATTTTATATCAAATCGTTCCATAGCATAATATAAAAGCATTTTGAAAGATATGAATATGTCTTTAGCCGTTTTCACCGATAACCCTTCCTCAATCAAAGAAAGCATGAATCTCTGCATTTCGTCATTAGTAACATATTCCGGTTCTTTATCTCCGTATATCGGAAGTATTCTTTTAGTAAACTGGTAGACATAAGCAGAACACGTACTTTCCTTTACTAACTTACGTTTTACAGGAAGCCATCTATCGTATATTTCTTGAATCGTCATAATGTATTTCCTTTTTTATTGTTAGATTATTCTCCGTATCTTTTATTATCTCCGAAAAAGCAAGAGTGTCATCCTGTCGATTGAGAAGAATATACTTTTGTTTTACTTCCTTCGTCAAAACATCACCATGATAAACATACCCCATGATACCACGAATTGACAAGTTAAGGAGCAGAATAGGTATCGAACGTGCAGACAACTCCCAACATGTTACCATATTCTGTGAAGGGAAATGCTCCCACGGTATCTTTTTGCTGCAACGTTGCCACCAATCAGCGATTATCATTGAACCATTACCGGCTGTTGGTTCATGAATTGAACCGACAGCCTGGCCGATTAGTCCGGAACAGAGAATTCCAAGAGAGTTCGGAGTAAAATCTTGTTTTTTCTGCTTACGTTCTGATAATTCACTCTCATATATTTCCTGGAACCAGTCAAAAGACATATCTCCGTTATTCTTCTGTATGAGTTCCTTATATACTTTGTTTCTGACATCAATATCCCCTTCAATCAGATTCATTATAGCACTAGGAAGATCATTTAAGTCTTCGATACCCAACAGGTTAAACAACTCTTCTTTCTTCATTATGGTTTACATCTTTAAAGTGAATTTTATATTTCATTCTTTTCGCATACAAGCTTCTACAAATAGCCCGCATATAAGAGTAAATAGAGGTTACTACTCTTTTCCTTTCCATGATAGTATCAAGACATATACCAATGGCATCTCTGAAAATATCCTTCGCAACATCTATGTTAGTTACATGTAGAGTATTAAGTATATACCCAACAAAAATATCTTCTCTGCTATATAGCATTGTAACAAGTCGTGACGAATCACCTGTTTCCAAGAAACATTTAATAGAATTAATGCCATCTATACACTCCTGATACTTCTTCTGTATAGAATCAATAGACATTGATTTACGCCTTTCTTTTACCTGTTCGACAATAAAAGAGCGATATTCGTCTTTTCCCATAAGACAAGGTTCGCCGTTATTAATACAGATAATATACCCTGTTCGACAAAGACGCATTGGATTAATATTGTTTTTAGCAGCAAAGAGTAAACGGGGCAATCTCATAGTTACTTTATTACCTTCATCCGATCTTAACGTAACCTGTTCTTTGGTAGGCTTCATAAACTTTGACTTCGAAGTTCTATTACTTTTTACCTGAAAATTATCACTTATCTGGTAAGATGAAAAACCAGGTATTATATACCAATTTATTTCACTCATTTCTATTCTAGTTTTACGCTAATCCTTGAATATTCTTCAAGAACTTGCAAGGTTTAATTAATACTATCCATTAAGCAGTCCGCTATTACGTAGACTACAAGATAGAATAAAATGTTCACTCCTAGGAGAAGGAGGATGTTTAGAAGTATTCTCATAAAGTTGGAGGATTAAAACTAGCAATAGCTTCCGCATCACCATTGGCAGCCCGTTTCTTGGCTTCCAAATACCAAGTGTAAGGATTGTATCCTTCGGGTATTACATATCCAGGAGGTAATTCCCTTCTGAACAATGCTTCTTTATTAATCTTTCGTTTTTCACAGAAGTCAATCTCTTTATTTCTTTCTGGGATAAATTCCTTAAAGAAGGCGTTTCCTATTCTTCTGGCATCAAATTGAGAGAATGAATTATCATATCTGCCAGACTTGTAACGAGAAAAGAAAAGCATTAATTCTGATAACTTATAAATGCGGACGGAAGAGACAAATGTTTGAGCAAAAATCCCAATTCCTTTGGCTATTCCTTCATCTTTACAAGAACTGGAACCAAATAAAGCTAGTACTTGGCTATAAATCCACATTTCCGCATTTCCTTCTCCATATACTTCATCATACTTTTGAATCGTAGGACAATCTGAATAATATGCTTTCTCCGGATTTTGAGCTACATATCCCCAATTTACAGGAGAGAAGACACGTTCAATATCAGAATGGCCTTTCCACTTCTCCAGCCAGGCCTTGCTCTTTTCGCTGACGCTCGGTAAGGTATTGTTGCAGGGCATAGTCATTTGCTTCCTGCTTGCTAGTACTTGATTTCTTATTGTTTCCATACTTCAATTTTAACCATTCTTGATAATCTCGTTCAGTTCCCGTAAATACGACTCCCGTCCAATCAGACTCAATTGCTCTTTCAATCTGCCGGATGGCAAACTCTTCTTCAAACTTGGAAAGTTTATCTAGCGAAAGTTGAAGAGCATAGTTAAGCTTCTTCTTCCATTTCGGAGTTTTACGGAGTGCTTCCCATGCTGACATAAAAGCCATAGAAGTGAAAGGGTAAACCAACGGAGTTTCATCCCCTTTTTCCTTTCGGGATTTCTTCTTTGGAGTGGGGGGAGTCTCACGCACGTGTGCGTGACTCTCTACGTTTATAGTTTTATTAATATCTATAATAGGTGAAATTTTAATATCATCAGTACCATTTACCGATGATATTACCGGAGTAGCATCTTTATCATCGGTATTTTCATCAGTACGTAGTACCGAAGAAATTACCGTATCGTTTACTGATGATTGGGTGTCTTTTATTTTTTTATCATCCGTATTTTCTACGGTATTTTCATCAGTACCATTTACCGATGATATTACCGATGATTTCATATCATTACTTAGGTTTGTCTGAAAAGAATAATAGCATCCTACCCTCTTATCTCTACATGATTCGAAAGATATTAAACCAGCATCAGCAAGTATTTTACGTGATTTTCTCAACGTTTTATCCCATATATTTAACGAAGTGCATAAAACGGAACTACGAGCTTCAAACACGTCTTTCCATCCTTTTTCATTGCAAATAGCTATTAATTCATAATATAAAGCCTGATCTATTGCTGTGAGATAAGTATCATTTCTAATCTTCCGAAGCTTGGATATTAACTGATAACTATTCATAAACGAAAATATCTATTTGCTGCACATTCATCAAAAGACTTCACACGCTCTATAAGACGCTTTTGTTTACGTCTAAAGGACAAATCATTATCATACCTATTGTGACATTCCCGGCACAATCCAACGATATTCAAGGGATTTGTATAGTGTTCGGGATATGTACTTCTCGGAAGAAGATGACTTAAATCACACGCTGTCCTTCCACAAATAGCACACGTTTTAGGAAGGTTATCTCGTATTTTTTTTAACTCTCGATTCCTACATGCCTGTTTCTTGCTAATTGATTTCATAAAAAAAAGATTATGTGGCGGAAATATCTCATTCCGCCATAGATTATACAATTTCTTTTTAAGACCTTTTCAACTTCCTTTGCGCTTCAATAGCCAGCGAAGTCATTAGAAAGCCATCCTTGCACATCTCTTGTACTTGGCCGAATATCCGTTTTAGATTCGATTCCATGCTTTCTTTCGGGTTGTACGCAACTTCTTCCTTTCCATAGGGTATCATCCCACCGTAGATACTTCCGTGTTTCTTGCGACCGCTGGCAAGCGTTTCTTGCAATGATTGGTTGAACTCTTTGATTTGCTTTCTGACAATACGTTCTGCGTACTTCGTACAACGATCTGAGCGGAGCTTCTCTTCCATTTCGTTGAAAGCGTTTATGTAGGCAAGTTTAAACTCTAGTGCTTTGGCTCCGGTGAAACCCATAGCGAGAAGAGAGAAGCCGTCACGGGTCATTATATACATAGGTTGCATACGCCCGTAATTATCAGGGTATTCTGATTCAATGAATAGATGTGCGCAAAATTGCGCAGATGTTAAAAGCTCTTTTATTGAGCGTGTTACATCTCTGTGATTTTTACCGAAATACTCGGCAACCTTTACAGAAGTTGTTACTACCTGTCCTTTATTGGACTTTACAAGTCCGCTTTCTTTAGCAGACAATAAGTTTACTGTTTTCATCTGGCTGTGACAATTAGATGAATTAAACAAAAAAGCAGTCCTACATAATCCAAACTTGTCACAGCCAACATACATCAGAGATATATGTAACGGATTATAATAGAACTGCGTATGCTTTCTATCATCTCTTGACCTGCTCTCTAGCAGTGTCTGTATGTTAACTGTGACACCGCAAAGATACACCCAAATTTCAAAATACCAAAGAAAAATATAAAATAGTTCCCGGATACCGAACCAACGGACACCGGGATTATTTATTTACCATGCTTCATTGCATGACAATCTTCACATAGCGTTTCAAGGCAATACAAGAACTCTAATTCATGACCTACAATAGAATATCCCGCAACTTCATAGACTTTATGATGAATCTCTAAATTGTAGGTTTTACCGCATACTTGGCAACGATGCCCGTCACGAATACGAACCTTTCGTTTTACTTCCTCCCAATAAGGATTATTCCTCAGACTCTTCCGATACTTCGTCGGTCTCCCCTTCTTGTGCGCCAGTCTCGTCATTTTCTTCCTCCTTTCTCCATGGACTTTCTGCTATTGGAGAACGATGCAATTCGTGTCGTTGAATAGGTGTAGATTCACCAGTTAATTCATCAACCCAATCTTCTATCCATTGTTCCAACCAAACATCATATCCCTCTTCTTCCCATACCTCAACAATATTCTCACCCTCACCAAACTGACGAACATTTTTTCGTGTATCCTTGAAATCAACATTTGGAAGATCATAACCTAATTCCTTAAATGCTTCCTGGTTCTTTTCTCCAGAATTAAATAAGTCATTGTATTCATGTTTCGGAATTTCCTGAACCAATGCCAAACGAAAAGCGTCATTAACCCATGAGTAATACAAATAATACCCCATGACAGGAATACGGAAAGTATCAATCATTTTTAAAGGATAATCTTTGACTCCTTTCTTAGCAAGATTAACAAGATCTTTAAATTGGGTATGCAATGCTGAAATTTTCGCTTCAAACTCTTTCTTTTCATTATTGAATTTAGCTTTTAACGACTCTAACTGAGCTTCCAATTCCGGCATCTGTTCTTCCGCAATCTCACCGTAATTAGCCCGAATAGTTGAGATTTCATAATCATCCATCACCCGATTGGCTATTACATCTTTTTCCTGAATGGCAATAAAGTTCTCTGCCAGTTTCTTTTTTATATCATCCATGCAGACGCAATCAGGAAATATGACCTCTGGAAACTTTGCAGTTGTTGGAAGTTTGAATTGAATTTCTTCTGGAGAGTAGTTTTTTAAATCAATCATAGTTTTTTATTTTAGTTAATCATTCAAATTCATCAATTGCAACCGGATGAAGTGTCTTTTGACTCCATTCAGGCAACTGCATATCAATAATACCTCTAGATCCTTCTTCTGCTTTGGCATCGTATCCCGGAAACCAATTCTTATCAAAACAGTCTTTTACAATCGAAAGAGCATAGTGGTATTTGTATTTCCCATTTGCCAAATCATCAGGAGCCCAAAACAATACAGCGACATCAAAAGGCTCAACCGTCTGTAACATAATCATAATAGTTACATTGAAGTTTCTTCCAGTGATACTGCTCATTACTTCTTGATACATTCCTTCTGAAAGTTCGTATTTGAGTTTGGCACAATCATAGTAGAACTTACCGAGTTCATCGGCTCGTGTGGTCTTAAATGAAATAACAGCGTTTACGCCGATATTTTCTTCTATATTGAAATAATCCGGTCTTACCCGTACATCCAATCCGGTTTCTTCATCTTTGCCATAAAAAGACACTTCTGAATAAGCCCCTTTCAACAACTGGGGGATAATGCCACCGCCATACCAATAATAGTTTCTTTCAAGAGCCTTTATCACCATGCTCATATCTTCACTAATAAAGGAATACCCCAAGTCTATACATTCCTGCCTCTTGTAGTCACGATGCTCTTTCAAATCGTTAAAATTCCATCTTTCAGAAGGTATTTCTTCTTCAACATCTGGAATATAATTCTTATCATTTGAAAGTAAATCGTTGTAGAACTTAATCATTCCAATCACTCCTTCTTTGGATGATTGACTGTATTTAGGTTCTACTTTTACAAGCTCAAATAAACGTGGTTCCAAGAATGCCATGTGAGCAAATGTCCCTAACTGAAAGCAGGGCTTTTCTTTTTCCTCAAATACCCTTTCATAGTCATAGTAAAATGAACGAGGAGTCTTGAGAGCATTTTTGAGGTTAGAAGAAGAAATATGCTTGCTTTTCAAATACATCTCCATTGGATCTCGCTTAACCAATCCGTTAACGCTTAATTCTTTCAAATCAATATTAACGGGTGGTTTGTGAGAATTTGAGTATATAAAATCAAGCATTTCTTCTTTGGTAGGATAATCTTCCGGATTATAGGCAGAAGGGTTGAGTTCTTCCCCTTCTGCAAATCCATTCAAGTCAAATGCTTCCATTAGCCGGCAACAGGTAAGTTTATAAGCAAGGGTTTAACAGACCAATTGTCCGACTGGAAATTATTGGTTTTATTCTTCCTTTTACCCATGTACGTGATTTTTAGAGCAGTTCCTTTTTTAAGAGAACCATTCTCAACATACTGATCCAAAATACCAACTAATCTTCTAGAACCGTTGGTTATAGTTTGAACTGTCCCATCCGCCTTTTTTTCCAAAAAGAAAGCACAATCCAAATCTATTAATTCATCTGGATTGGTAGCACTCAATACTTTTTGTGGTTTGATTTCTACAAAAAATATTTTCTTGAATTCTCCAGCCTGTTCTGGAGACCAATAATTACCGCACAAGTCTATTGGAAGTTCTTGGGCATCATCCAAAGAAGGAAGATTGTCTTTTGTCAAATCTGCTGTTTGAATCTCAAATACAGATTCTTTTTCGCTAATAGCTAATTCTTTTTCTTCTTTCATATCTTATATTATTTAAAGTGGTTTAAATTGCTCCCGGAGTGCCGATCAAAGCAAACCGGGATTAAGTTAAGATAGTCTGCGGATAATATCACCGCCATACGAATTTTTAGTCAGTTCTATAAACTCATAGACGGTAAACCTATCATTGTCTACATCTATACCTTTATCCGTACAAAAAGCTTCTCTTCCAGCCTTGCAACTCCCAGTAAGTACATGATGCCATATAAACAAGTCTTTAGCAGAATACTTTTTAGAAAAGTCAGAGAAATGTTCTTTAAACTTAAGAATCCTTTCCTCTTCTGTACTATCATCATAAAGCTTTTCTTGCAAAGATTCAAATGCCTCATGTAGAGTATTACCATGAGAAAATTGATTATTCCCTTTTACTAGAAAACAGGGAGTAAGAGATAAGTCAGACTGAAGGATAAAACCTTTTGCGATATTACCCTTTACATTTGTGATAATAGTAGGTATATTATCTACTACATAAATAGAATTTCCATTTATGGATTTTACGCCAGAGCCATAGCCAGAGCCATAGCCATAGCCAGAGCCATAGCCATAGCCATCGCCATAGTCATCGCCAGAGCCATAGCCATCGCCAGAGCCATAGCCATCGCCATCGCCAGAGCCATAGCCAGAGCCATAGCCAGAGCCATAGCCAGAGCCATCGCCAGATCCATAGCCATAGCCATCGCCATAGCCATAGCCATCGCCAGAGCCATAGCCAGAGCCATAGCCAGAGCCATAGCCAGAGCCATCGCCATAGACAATATTTAGAAACTGTTTTATTCTATCTTCCATTACCTTGCCCATACCGGTACACTTTCAATAGATTTTACAGCTTCATCCGAACACGGGATAATTTCAATCACATCCAGAATCTCTATCTCTGGAACCGTAACTGTGAATTTGCATTCAGATGGGTTAGTCGTACCATTAACTGCTAATTGAGATATACTAGCAGCACCATCCCAATACCACAACCTACGACAATTTGCGAGCTTAACCTCACTACCATTTCTTTCTACTAACTCTCCGAAAAATACACCGGAACGATCTCCTCTTACAATTACTTTTTTCATAACTATATATATTATTAAAGTGGTTAATCGAAATAAATAAAGCGCCTATCCTCACGAAGCGACGCTTCCGAAAAGTTTAATTCAAAAAAGATTGTTCCTAGATACCGAACCAACGGACACTAGGATTAGACCCTGTATAACTCAAATACAGGGTCTCTCACCCTACGCAGCTCCTTAACTGCGGATTTGGTTGATTAATAAATAAATTATTTTTTCTTTCTTAAAAGTTCTAAAATCATATCTTCATCAGCAATAATTTTACGACCATCCTGTATTATGGCTTTGTCTATTTTACCACTCAATTTGAGATTTTTAGCTTTACAAATAGAACAGTCCAATAAAGAAGCAATCCCTTTGTATCCATATACATACTTTCTTTCTTTAACTGTCGTTACTTTAGGGACTAAGCTTTCAACTAAATCCTTAAATTCTCCAACTGTTAATTTAAACAGAGGGGTATCATCCAATATTCTTTCTACTCCAATCATTATTACTCCTCCTCTCTGAAATATGGTTTAAATATTGGTTTTAAAATGGAATTATAAAACCAAGCTGAATATACAATACCTATCAGATTAATGGTATAATTCCATTCTCCTGTATCTTGATTTATGTCATTAAAAGCAAGGATGCAAGGTAAAGCCAAGATATTTAGCAATACCAAGTTTTTAATAATCTTCTTCATAGAATATATTTTATATTAAAATTAGGCAGCAAATAGCAAATCGTTGTCTCTTTCAGGATTAATTACCCGTATTGATATTCGAGAACCAGAACGAATACTTAATCTCCTCATATCCATTTGGAATTCAGGAGTAATAGCCAAGAAGAGGAACCATATAGAGAAGAATATCTCAATGCCATGCTTGCGTATTTCGCTCAAATCGAAGTTTCTTTTAGCTCTATCGCACATCATATACAAAGTAAGCTCTACATTGTTATTAATGCCTAGTTTTTTATGAATATCCCTTATTTGAGCTCTTATAGTCCACACTGACTTTTTAAGAAAATCAGATATTTCTTCCGGTGTATACCCTTTTGCAACTTCGTTAGCTACTTGATACTCACATTGAGAAAGGGGTTCCATTACGAGGTACGTTTAGCTCTAAAAACTTTTTTTTCATAATCAATATCTCCTTCTCTCTCGAGAAATATTCCGAGCTTTCTTTTAAGACGATAACGAATAGTACTCATTATACCATCATAGGATGATAGCGGAAATTCAGCTACTTCTTTTAGCTTCATCTCACTGATTGATTTTGTCCAATTACCAGTTATCTTTTTTACTTCTTTTGCCATAAGATTAATTATTTGATTAATATTGTGGACGGTGAGAGAATCGAACTCCCCAAAACAGATTATACCGTTTAGTTCCATACAACCGCCCGTTTGCCCGCACCACTTTAGGTACGGGACTTGTCATTTACTACTAATACCAAAAAGATGCACTATCTTCACAGACCGTACATCACATATTGCACAAACACACAAACATAAATAAAACACTATAGAAACGTGCCATACCCGATTCTCACTACCGGATGCCAGTTTTAAGCTGTCAGTATGGCTATATTGCAATCAGCGTACGGACGCCTATTCCCGTTTTCTTACTGATAAAGACGATGTTTTTCAGACTGATTTTTTGATATATTACTTACTCACGTTGCTTCCTTCCGCTCATATCATCGCTGGTTGGCTATTACGCTATACTCCGCATCGGCTATACTGCTTATCTGCGCAGGCTACTTTAACGTGCCCTGAACACGGATTCATTTTTGAGGGTTAATCCTCCCATCCCGAATTAGGAATCATCGGTTTACCGTTGTGCCCGTAGCAAATATTCTCTACGTTGATACGGGCTTTTATTCCCCGTCCGACTGGTTTCCCTTACTCACAGCGCTGATTGTCGTAGGTGCTTTATGTCGGATTATCAGACTACCTTTTTACGGGTTATATTTTATCTCCAAGAACTATCACGATTTACATAATCAGCATGATTTCCGGCAAAGAACGCCTTCAATACATTGCCTTCTTTTTTAGGGAAGACCGGTTCTTGTGGCTTAATTGAATCCTGATATTCTTCCATTGCTTCACGAGCAGCCGCCCAAGCATTTTTCAGAGCTTTTGAAAAAGAGAACCATTTCAGGTGAGAGTTCCATTTCATCTCTGCCCAAGCTCTTTGCATGATAGCTTTCATATTGTACTTGCCATCTCTTACCAAAGAATAATCTCTCTTTTTCATCGTCTTACCTATTTTTAGTTATGTAAAAAATTTGCTTTTCTCGTTCAAACTTTGCACCTTTGCGGTGTTGGATGTTGTTTGATGTTGCAAATATACAGAATTATTCTTATCCACAATACAGAATAAAAAGAAATATTCTGTATTAAACATTATTTAACTATTAAAGCGGATTATACATTATTATATATAACTATGGACTTGAAAGACTTTGTCAGCGAAACACTGAAGGAGATAATTGCAGGCGTTAAAGAGGCGCAAGAATACGCAAAAGAACATGGAGCGACAATTAACCCTACTAAATTTGGGGTTGTCGCACCAAAAGCCATAATGAATAAAGATAATGACGAGGTGACGTCAATTCAGCGTATTGACTTCTCATTATCATTGCAGCAATCTTATGCCGCTGACGGGAAGGTAAGCATAGGAGTCCTCGATATAGGAAAGATAGAAGGAAAATACGAAAATATTAAAGAAAACAGAGTAAATTTCAGCGTTTTAATTACACTCCCATGTGGCGATACCCATTAGGAAGTGCATTGGCATTGAACTTCCCGTTTTTGATATAATCAGAAAGTTCCTCTGAAATTCGTATGACCGTTTCAGCTTCTGTATTGTTCCCGACAAGATTGCTATTCAAAACCATTAGAAGTACTCTTTTCCTTCTTCTTTGAGCGATGCGATTCTTGAAAATAGAAAATAGTTTCATAACAATAAAAATAAAGCGACCAACTCCAAAGTTGCGGTTGGAAAGGTCTAATAAAACAAAATACCGCAATACATAATTATTTGAAACAAAATATCCGCAATAGGTTGCAGCTACTACGGATACCATATATTAAACCTCTAATTGAGGAAGTTTAACCACTTTGTCTCTGTAGCATCTGCAACTTGTTACGATACAAATATACAGAATTATTCTTTATGGAGAAAGAAAAAGTCATTAAAATAATGGAGGAGATAATATCTTATCTCAAATTAAACCCTAAACAATTTGCTGAATCTTTAGGATTTGATAGACCACAAGCAATATACGATGTATTAAATCCTTCCAAAAAGGTTGGGATTAGTAAAAATATGGCGGAAAAGATAAGCTCTAAATATCCTTATATAAATAAGGCATATCTTCTCACTGGAGAAGGCAACATGATAATAAAAGAACATAAAGGCAATGTAGCTCAAGCAAATTCTGGAGTAATGAATTACTTGACTATGCCCGAATCCGGTACCCAAAAAATTATTAAGCCCACTGGAGAAGTTGAAATACATCGACTAGACCCAAGCGATAAATCAAACTCGGGAGAGCTCGATAGGCTACAACAGCGTATTCAGGATTTAGAAAGAATCATATCTGAAAAAGACGCTACAATTAAGTCTAAGGATGATTTAATATGTGTTTTGAAAGATATGCTCAATAGGCAATAAATATTAGATTTAGGTTATGTTTTATTTGTAAAATAATAGAACAGGTAAATTACAAAAAAGTTGAAGAAAACCAACAGAAAAAGTAACAATTTATCATAACTTAAACGCAATAAGCAATAATAGAACGCATTAATCAACAAAAATGCTATATATTAAAACTGACTGACGGCATTTTATATAAAAGCTATGAATATAAAAAGAAACTGCATATTCCTTTTAGATAAAGAGAAAGACAAGTCTGATGCCAAGCTTCGGTACAGAATCAGATGGGGAGAGAACATTGTTGCTTTCAATGTCGGACATCGTGTGGATATAGACAAATGGATAGCTGATGCACAACGGTGTAAGAACAACACGACTCATGGAGTCAAGAAAACGCATTCCTCTATTATTAATAGGGATATTCAAAAATATCAAGATATATGCGATACAGTCTTTTTCTACTTTGAACAACAAAACATATATCCCAGTTCTGACGAATTCAAGAACGAATTTAACCAAAGGCTTGGCAAAAAAGTGAAGCCGGAACGGACAATCTTTGAATATCATGCCGAGTTCATGATAGAACAAGGTCATGAAAGTCAATGGAGCGACTCAACTTATAAGGAACATAGAACAATACAGCGAAGATTGAAAGATTTTGCTCCCAAATTAGAGTTTGAAGATTTAACACAGAATGGTCTTTCCAAATTTGTTGACTATCTGCAAACTATACAAGTTAATTCAAAGAAAAAAGGGCTAAAGAATTCTAGCATAAGAAAGAACCTAGATAATCTAAAGTGGTTTCTTCGATGGGCTACGAATAAGGGGTATAATAAAGAAATGTCTTTTACGACATTTCAGCCCAAATTGAAAGAGGTTAAAAACGAGATTGTTTATCTTACATGGGAGGAATTAATAAAAGTATACAACTTCAAAGTTCCTTCAATCTGCCCCCATCTGGAAGAAGTAAGAGATGTGTTTTGTTTCTGTTGTTTTACATCATTGAGATATTCAGACGTTGCAAATCTTAAAAGAACAAATGTATTTGAAGATTACATACAAGTAACGACTATCAAAACTTATGAGACATTAAGAATCGAACTAAATGACTATTCAAAAAAAATATTAGATAAATACAAAAACGAAACATACAAAAGAAATTTAGCTCTTCCTGTAATATCCAATCAAAAAATGAATGATTATTTAAAAGAGCTAGGGGAGCTATGTTGCATAGATGAACCTGTATCTATTACATATTATAAAGGTGGAGAGCGGTACGATGAAACCTATAAAAAATACGAACTTCTAACGACCCATTGTGGAAGGAGAACATTTATAAGTAATGCTATTATGTTAGGAATTGCCCCTGAAATTGTAATGAAATGGACTGGACATGAAGATTACCGGACTATGAAACCATACATAGCCATTGCGGACAAAGCTAAGAAAGATGCGATGGATTTATTCAATAAAAAATAGTCCCCATCGCAAAAAACGGGGACTAAATCAGGGACTTTTTAATTACCAATACTATCCTATAATACCCATGATATATCCATATAATACATATATAATCCTATAATAACCGTCATTTACTTTTAAGATTTTATATTAGGCTTCTCGTACCCACTACAAACAACACTGAAAATCAACAAGTTACAAAACAAGAGTGCTAAAACAGGAACTAAATACAAAAAGGCTGCTCATTTGGCAGCCTTCTCTATCTTCTCCCTGAACAACCTTAGCTGGTCAATCGTCGGGTAAAAAGTCGGATTCTCCCAGTTCTTTGAAATCATAGATATCATCGAATCAAGATAATTAGCACAATTAAGAATCTTTGCGCTTTTATCGAGCTGAAATTCTCCGGCCGGATATCTCTTGTTATCCAGTGTTTCTTTCGCCCAGGTGAGCAACTCATTCACCGAGTCGTGGTCGTATTTCTTTTCTTCTTCCATAATATTTTGTTTTCGGCAAAGGTATAAAAAATCCCGGCATATTTAATACGCCGGGAGGATTCCATTTTAAAGAGGCAGTTATAAAATGGAAGGAGCTATTTTACTTCTTTATTTTTAGCCTTAAGGAAATAAGAGACTATTAAAACAACAGTTCCACCAGCAAATATAGTTCCGATTGTTTCTTGGCCGATAGTTATTAAATAGAATGAGAAGCCAACAAATATAAGTACTATAATGAAAGCCATTACCAAAGCAGTGAAATTATACCAATGCGTATGTCTAAAATCGCTTTGGGCTATTTTCATTCTATCTTCGTTAAATTTGATACGGGCATCCTGTTCCATCTCGGTACGCTTCATGATCCATGGAATAATATCTTTAGATACGTTATTCAGTTTTGTTAATTCATCAGCAGATGGAAGAAGGTTATCATCATAAACCGTATTTTGCTCTAGTGTCAAACCGGTCTTATCGCATACTTTATTTTGTTCCGCTTTCTTTGCCATTATATAGCAGGTTCAAATTTAATTTTAGCTTCTCTAGTTGCCTTATTAAAATCTCTGTTAAAAGAAGCCACATCTTCTTTCATGTTCTTCTTATCATGGTCTGCACCATAATAATCAAGTATTTTCAAAGAATCATTGATTTCCTTTACAATCTGTTCATCACTTACTCTTTTAGGAAGTAAGGAACCTTGCATAGATTTAGTGATTGCTTTTATAAACTTTTTCATATATTACCCCTTTCTGTTATTAAAGAAACAGAATTTATAGCGATTTGTTCTGCAAATAAACAAAGAATCAGCTAAAACTGCAAAAATACAATTGAAATTTGTCTTTAAGAGGTCAAACTTTAACTATTCAGGACGTTTTTAACAAAAATCCCCGGTTACATAACCAGGGATAAACATAAAGATATAACCCTTGCAATAATAGCAAGAGGAACAAGCCAGTACAACCACCTTTCTAGGCGTTCCATAGCATCACCAGTAGAAGCCGGCAGAAATCCGAGTGATAACGGTCATCGGCCTGCTCAATCAATATGTCGAGTTTATCGTTTCTCATTCTCGAGCACTGTTTTTATCCGTTCTTCAGTAAATCCAAATAGGGCGGCAAACTTCTTGAAAGCCCGCATCCTGTTATCTGGAATAAGGGAATACATGCTATTGATAGGTGTATCACTCTTTAGCGCCTTTCGAACCTGTTTCTTTTTCATGGAATTAATGTATTAAATGTTTGGACTTGTTTTTGCAGCATTCACATTCACACAACAATGTTTTAGCATATTCCCACATCTTTTCAATGATATCATCCCCTATGTACTGAATTTCTTCTCCGTACGGGTCTATACCGAATGCCTGGCAGATATGGGTAGCCATGTGACCGCATTCATGCCGCCATGACTTGGCGAACTCCTTCGGGGACGAAGTGAGGGCAATAACCATTACTGTTTCCCGGGTGCCAAAGTTAGAGTAAGTAACTCCGGTATTCAAATTGCCGGAGTTTATGTTATCGTATGCGGTACGGAGCATATCACCGTCGCAGCCGATAGAATGCATATTATCCAGTATCTCTTCTGTATAATATGTATCCACTGCATAGTAAACCATGCAGCTCCAGTCATACTTGGGTAATGTAAACCTTTGCCTTATCATTTATCAGAGCATTTCGTCCCACTCTACCGGTTCTCCGGCTCTGTTCATCTTTGCGTACCACATACACATTGCCATGCCGTCAGGAGCATCCGGATCGTCAATCATATCCTTTATGTATAATGCCATGTGTGCTTCATCTGGCACGGATGATTTAAACAAATCCGCCTTGCACTGATTAGCCCAGTACACATAGTCGTACAAAACATTGTTTTCAAGCTTTACCCCGTAACGGGTGAGCAATTCGTCAACCTTCTCTTTCGATATTGGTTCAATACGCTCCTTCTTTCCAGTTTGAGGGTTCATCCTCTTCATCAAAGATACGGCAAACTCACACATTTTCTTGTTGAAGTGCCAGCCAAAGTGTGAAAGATATGCTTCCATCTCTTCCGGCCTTCTGTCTCTTATATCCAGCGGTTCTCTTCTCATGATTTTATAAAGTTATAGGGAGTAGAATAATCCACTCCCTAATTAAACATTAACGGTAACGGGAATAGCGTCCGGTACCACGTACGCCACGTCTTTCTCCGTAGCCGCCACGTTCACCATAGCCACCACGTCCTGAACCACCGCGTTCTCCCATTTCATCGTAACGGTCGTCATCGTCATCATATTCACGTTCACGCTCACGTCTTCCAATGCCTTCGCCTTCGGAAAGTTCCTCGATGCACTGCATCAGTTTACCACCGTATTTGAGCATCTTTTCAGCGTAGTCGGACATCTTCTCGACCTTGCTTTCTGTGATTTCAATTATCTGCATAATTTATTTACTTTTAGGATTATTACTACCACTGCCCAAAGCCTTTGCAAGCATATCTTTTATATCGGTAAGGGTATTCTCGACACCGGATACTTTTTGTTCAAGGACACCGATTTTCTCTTCCTGCTCTTTTTCTTTAGCCAACTGGGGATTCAGCTCCCTAAGCATAGCATCACAGGAAGAAATAACCTTCTCATGGTAAGGGACACTTTCTATCACTCCCCGGCTTATCCTGAGCATGGATTCAACCTCAGCATTCATAGCTTCACGACTTTCTGAAACCACAACTCCGTTCGCACCAAAGTTTGCGATAGATAGATTTGCCGGAAGTTGTTTGAAATCAATGGTTTCTTCACCAACTTTGACCGATACGTCAACAACAGTTTCCATGTTCTGTCCATAAGTTTGTCCCGGCACATACTGCCCATATTTAGGCTGAGGATTGCTTACTGAAACAACCTGCCCCATTTTCAATTCAGGATTTTCCCCTTTTTGAAGGATATAAAATATATTGGATTGTCTTAGACTTTGAAACATAATTCATTAATTCTTTGAGAAGTGGGATTACTCCCACTCCAGATTTTACTTTGACCTTACAGCATTTGCGTTTGCCACTGCCGCTTCGCCATTGTTGGCAGCAGCCGGTGTTGAAGCCGTAAATTCCAGAAAACGTATAACGCCTGTGCGCTTATTAAGATAAGCAAGACGTTCCGTAGTGCCTGTAACATCAGTCCCGGTAACAGGATTGTTATTGCTGTCCACAACAGGAACTTTCGATGTTCCGGTAGTAACCCCGGCAGTAGCCAGAGTTGTCTGTCCCAGATTAGGAGTTATGACATATACGGGCAAGGCTTCTCCACCGGCCGGAACATCCGCATGAACCTTCAACAGGATTATGCTTTCGCACGGAAGTTCATTGTAGCAGTGAGGATTAATACCATAATCTACGCTTGCATCCGTTAACTGAACAGCATTAGTCGAAAGTTCGTAGATTCCGTTAACATCAATTCTCCTAATTCCCCTTGCGGATCGGTTCATCAGGAAAGGGCTCGGAAGCCAGTAGGGATACATTAAGTTAGGATATAACATAATCACCTCCTTTCTTAGCAACCGCAAGTTCCTAATGTAGATACACCGAAGTTTACAGGAACGGAATAGTTTACCGGAACATAGTTACCGCTAGCCGGACAATAAGGCATCGGGAATGTAGGCGGTTGCGCACATTCAATCTTAGCCAGACGGCTGCTCAAATCACCCAAAGCTGCGCCAAGGGGAGCGGTGGCCTGCGCCACAATTTGTGAAGTCATGGCAGAACTCTTGAACGTGCTGTTTTCTTCACGCAAATGGTCAATCTTGTTCTGCATTTCACGCATTTCAGCCGCACGTTGTCCAGCAAGAATTTGCTGTGTGCTGTCCTTGATGGAATTCTGCAGGTCGCAAGTCTGGCGTTGGGTTTCGTATGCTACGGAAGCAAAGCCTCTTTCCTGACCGGTTGCAACGCCGTTAATGGCATTCTGCAATGTGTTTGTCTGTTGGCAGATAGCCAATCGGTTTTCGCAGCAGCATGAAGCAATCTGTTGAGCGATCTGACAGTTACCCTGTTGGATAGCATTGATTATCTGCATTGAGCTTTGCCCTACCTGATTTCCTACCTGTTGTACCTGTGACATCACGCCATTGATGGCATTCTGAACCTGACCGATTGAGCAGTTCAAACTAGTCGCCAAATTATTAATCGCTTGTCCGTTCCCTTGAATTGCACTCATAAGGAGCTCACGACCGTTATCATTGTTGATAAGTCCGGCAAGTCCTGCATTAGCTGGAACACCACCATCGTTACCACCAAAACCATTACCCCAACCGCCACGTCCAATCAACGGGAAAAGGAAGAAGAGGAAGATTATCCATAAGAAAGAAGAACCGTCTCCGCCAAAACCGTTATTGTTCTTTCCTTGCATGGCAACCAACAAGTTCGGGTCAATACCTTTCTGTTGCAATAACGGAGCAAGCATTGCCATCATCCCGTTACCACCACCGTTCCCGCCTGATTCCGGGAAAACGTAAGTTTTTGTTTCACTCATATTAATATACGATTATAACACGGTCAATATTAACCGCATCACAAAAGTATATATTATGAATAGCGTAAGTCAGCACTCATTTTCAAGTGATTTGCGAATATTTTGCAAATATATTGCAATCATTTTGTTTGTGCTTTTCCGGCTTTCAAAAGTGGATAGAATATAACGGATACTTGCAGATGTCTTATGAAGCAAAACGGCTATCTGTTCTGGATACAGACCGTATTCGGAAAGGAAGAACACTACAATTGAGCGGGCATCGACGACTTCGGTCACTTTGGTTGATGAAAGGATTAATTCGGTGGAAACTTCAGTTTCTTTTCCTACAAGGTTTAGTATTTTGGCAAAAATCTCCGACTTACACATGGTAATTTAATTTTTTGTTGTACTTTTGCCTTTGCCAATCGTACTATAGTACCAAATGAACAAAAGCATATATAGGAATGTTAAGGATATTATGAACCCCTGGCACTACCTATGTATGCTTTTGGTATACTAAAAAGTTCGATTGGCGTCAACTTATAGTGCTGGGGTTCTTTTTACTCTATCCCCAAAAAGAGTATATTTGTCAACGATATCCGGCCTTCTACTTTACCGGTGTACGGATTGAATTCTAGTTAGCGTATCATGTTACCTCCTTTCACAAAACGAATTATCAAAACTATAAATGATATGACTACCATTCCAAAAGCCCATCCGCCTAGCTCTATTTTCATCTGTTGCCACCGGGATAGCTGCTTCTCAACCGGATATGGGACTTGAACCGAATCAGTCATCATAACCGTGTCGGTCTTGTTAATTGTCAGATACCGATATTTATACCGATACTTTTCTTTGTAGACAGTATCTCCCTTTAAGAATAGGAATATACTATCATGCTCATAAATGCTATCAAAACGGATGCTGTCACGTGTCTTATACTCTGTCCTCACGGTCTCTACCGGAACATACCTGATGCTCCGGCAAGATGTGATACATATTGCTAGTGTCAGCAATATGATGTAGAGCAGACTTTTCATAGGATATTATCGTTTGAAGTCCACTCAGAACTTGATAACAAGTTTTCAAGTTCTTTGCCACTATAAACAGGAAACGGGCAAACATATTCCGGCATTTTTGTAGGTTCACCATTTTCGTCAAGAGTCATAGGAATACTAGCAAGTTGTTCTTCAACTTCTTCCTTAAACAAGTCCTTATAATGTTGAAGTTTCATTAATACTTTACCACCTTTTGGACTTCTACGCGGAGCTAAATGTAATTCTTCAATTCGTTCAGGCAAAGCAGTCTCTAGCTTCGCTACTGTAATTTCTACATAATCAATCATAATTCGTCTTTCTTAAATATTGGGTTATTTACATCAATTAATTCGTCTTTAGCAAATAGGTTCTTTAGCATATTGATAGATAGCATGTCAATGGTCTTAGAATACAGCATCATCTTATAGAATACTCCCTTCCAATAGTTATTGGTAACAGCTCCTATAACTAGCCCTTGAGTATCAATACCTGAACCCTTAATTATAGGAGTTCCATTATAACTTTTTGTCGTTTGATAGGTAATACTTTCAGGTCTATTTACTCTCTCAACATTTATATACCCGCCAAAGGACGCACTTCTATAATAAGTGTCATCAGTTATTTCGTACTCTAGCATAAATGCGGATTGGCTTATTGGGGTATTAACAACGCCTTTATGAATAAAACATTCATTTAAAGGTTCATCCTTATTCATCCACACCCTTTTAGCAATGACAGTAAAATCAGTGAAAGCCGGAATAACAGTATTATTAAGATAGTCTTCTACACCATCGCTGACAAGACCATTCTGATACTGAGCAACCTGTTCAATAGTAATGTTACAATCACCAACAAAAGTACAACCTAATTCTTGGTATATTCTAGATTCCGACAGACTCCAATCAACTTCGTGTACTCCATCAGATTCAGCAGTATAAATAACATTATCAGTAAATCCAAATTGAATGGCTTGACCTTGCTGTAATCCTGTTATCTTATAGTAAGCCTTTTTATTGATATTTGTCCTTGCATAGAAAGAATCAACACTAGCTATATTAGATTTAGTTATTCTAATAGTAGTGTTATTAATTTGCTCTCTTTCTATATACATATTATTATATACTATCCATTGATTGAATAACCAAGTATCAGCAATTTCACTATATCCACTTTCTCCATTATAAGCAAAGTTATTGGCAACAAGTCTTCTGTTAATCAATTCAGAATTATTACCACTATTATGATATAATTCTAAAGCAGCTAGACCAGCTTTGGATTTATCAATAAGCATTTTATTTGCATTTCCTGATTGGAACAAATCCTGATAATCAATGTCTAGTGCAGCTAGATTATTTTTGCCATAAGCATCCCAATAATAATCCGGACTTTCCACATAACCACCTTCAATACCTACAATGTCATTCAGTTCTTTGATTTCATCCTCGGAGCTTATTTCATCAAAGGACATGAAGGTGAAGAGAGCCATTTTAGAAAAATTGGCAGCAGCCGACCTACTAGCTCCAATAACTGGAGATTGAGTATTTTGCTCGTTAGCCCCGTTATTAGTGACCGTCAAGTTATGAGTGATATTAAGTAGCTGTTGACAAGTTATATTTGCATTTAAAACTCCATCAATATAAGTTTTGCCATTAGTATTTCTAGAATTATAAGCAATAACATTCGGTCCACCTTCATTATAAACTGCAAAATACCAAGGTGAAGTAGCGACTTTTCTTTGGTCATACAGAACTCCATTCATGTTCTGCGTATTCACCTTCATCAACACCTGCTTAGCACCACTAGCTAAAGTTGGGATAGTAATGAAGTCCTCTACTCCATCAAGACAGAATGAGCCTTCATATTCTCCTATTTGCTGAATAATTAATCCTATCCAGTCATTGGCACCTGCTCCCGATTTAAAGAATCCAACGTCTGTAAGTGTATCAAAACTAAATGCATCTAACTCATTAATTCCATTATGAAGTTGATGGGGCTCACTAATCGTACCATATTTTAAAGTACCATTATTAGGTATTCCTACAATATTGACCTTAAACTTAGATGAAGATGTTGTATATTGTCTAAGTAACCACATTTCAGTAGATGCATTTACTTCTATTTTGTCATTATAAACCTTAACACCCGAAGATTTCAACCATATAGTAAAATCCTCTGAGTAACCGTTAGCTCCACTCATTCCTGCATAAGCAGAATTGTTAATCTTACCATGATTACCTTTACCTGTAAGGTCAGGAATGTAACCCAGTATCTTGTAAGAAGCATTAGGTATTCTTAGAATTTGAGGAGCAAGGATACAATTAGGTTCATTATCTTTAAGATACTTCGGAGCTTCGGTGAGAGTAAAGATATTAGTCTTACCTATAATATGCCTACTACTTTCATCAAAAGCATTACCGTTAAACATTACTTCACCTCTTAATTCATAAAGCTGTGGCAATAAACTGCTACCGTAAGCAAATTTTATCTCTGTACCAACTTTAATTTTATCTCCCCATGAATATACCTTATTATTAGCATCAACAATAGGGAAAATGAAAGGATAAGGCTGAACAATATCCTCGTATCTAATGTATTCATCAATAGTGATGTCTATCTTTTGAGGCGATTTCTTTCCTGTAGCTTCACCAAAGTTTTCGATATTATACAGATATCTTATGCTAGTATCAGTAAAGGCAGGAGTAAATTCCTTTCCATTTACAGTAAAATTAGTGATTTCTTGTCTTTCTCTATCAGTAAGATAAATTTGAATCTCTATTGTATCAGTAATTGCAAAATAATCACCAATATTTAATTGTTTGTTAGTAGTCTTATTAATAAATAAGTATTTATCAATATCTACATTAGATTTAATAATAGGTCTAAACTCCACCATATCAGGATAGAGAGTGCCTAGCTTATACCTCTTTAGTTGACGTTCTAGCAGAAACTCGGAAAGGGTGTAAGGGAAGAGTAATAAAGACCAAAGAGCTATATTAGCATATTGAGTATCAATTCCAAATCTACCTATGGTTAAACCATCCCCTGTATTGCCATGTAACCCTTTGTTAATAGCAGTACCATCATAGATATATGTAGATTGGTAACTAATCTTTCTATTTAATTCCATAGGAGATGGAACAGTGGTTGCTCCAAAGGAATAAGGTCTTACAACACCCGTATTATCAGCAAACTCAAATAAGAATGGAGTAGCAGTAACAGCATTTATGTTTGAAATCACAGGAACTCCATTACCTTTTAGACTAGGATAAGCTCTATCAACTGCAACAGTATAGTCCTTTAGCCCTAAGTCTCCTACAAACTGACCATAGTCCTCTACTCCGTCAAATACTAATGCTCCTTCTTCATTAATACCACTTTCAGGAATTTTACCATAATTGTACAACTGCATATCATGACCATTACCACTAAAGTCTTTCAGATACCAATCTGCATCCGGAGTATTATTGCTCAGACCTTGTTTCTTTACGTCATAATATATATCGGGCTTAACATACTTATCCAAGTTATAGTAGGCTATTACCTGATTAATCTCATCAGTAGTCAGTACTCTATTGGCAATGAAAGTCCAGTACCAAGCTACTTGAGATACTTCTTGCGCTCCATTTTCAGCATTATAACCTTCTACACTATATAGACTATCATTTGATAGTATATCGTTATTAATCGTTTGATAATCCTTATTATCTCCTAAAACATTGTTAATCATAGTTGTAGCTTGGACAGTATTTAGATTACTTCTACTCCAACCATATATACCTGTTTTGTTAATAGGATTATTATTTATGTTTAACCTATTTCGACCAGTAACACCGGTAAAGTTGCGTACACTATTAAAAGAAGATACATCAGTTCCTGTTATATGGTGAATCATACTAACCACAGTAATCTCATTACTACCACCAAGCATCTCCTGTACAGTCTTCTGACTTACTATCAAGTCATCAACTCCATCAGTTACCAGTGCGCCTTGGAAAGATGGGATTTGTTCAATAGTTAGACCAATATTTGTGTTTTGTATACCAATAAATCCACCTCTATAACCAATTCCATTTTCAACAGTATTATATGACTTGGGTAATTCTATAATTCCGTTAGAATTAGCTACTGTAATAGGTCCAAAATTTATATGCTTTTCATTACCATCTTCTTCACGATAATAATAACGAATAGTTCCTTCTGTAAAATTTGAAATCTTAACTTTAAAAGATGGAACATCTCTACCAATAGAACTATAATTGTATTGACATGAGAAATTAGTACTTATTGTACTTATCTTAGTTACATCAGAAGAAATGTTAATATTACTAGCTGATTTCCAATTAGTAAAATCTTCTTCATACTTCCCAAATCCAGAGTTCAGCTTGTAAGCCGCATTGCTAATCACAAACGGATTGTCGGGGTCAACCAAGTTTTTGATGATGGCTCTATCCGGGTCGTTATTGCTTTTGCCGTCACACTTGACTACCGCAACTAAGGATGCCAATACTTCCGGGGCGATGTAGGGGCGGACGGAACCGGAAGAAGCTCCCGGAACGCCAAGCCTGATAGCATTCAGACGAATAGGATCAATCCCTATTGCGTCAAGCCTAATCGGATTTAATCCTATTGCTTCCATCACTCTTCTGATTCAAAGTATTGAGCCTTGATAGGCTGTTGTGTAGATTCGATTTTGATATATTGACCTTTCTTTAGACCAACGATAGGACGGGCGAAAATCTCACCACATAACCGGGTTTCTACCGACTGGAAATTTTCGCTATCGTAGCTGATGAAGAACTGTAACGAACTTGCCTTTTCAAATTCAAGTTGCAAACCAACGCTTTCTTGATTCACTTGTATAGGGTCACTTACATACTTGCCTTTTTCTGCTTGATTGAATGTAATATCTTTTAATGCCATGATTGTTTCTCCTATTGATTAAAGTTTATAATAAATCCCATCCGGCTTCTATGTCAGCCATGACAGCCGGAGCATTGTTCTCTACCTGTGAGATTGCGGCAGCGAAAGCGCACATGGTCGTTTTGTCATTAATGTCCGGAACGTATGTGTTCGGGACTTGCATTTCACTGCATACACGGCTGATATATCCGGCTGTATTGTTCTCGTTCTCCGGTGCCCACCGCTTGATGAAGTCGGCAATCGTCTGACAGCCATGTCTTTTACGGTAATTCTGTAAGGTTCGGATAAGGGCACGGTAGCCCCATTTCATCTCTTTAAACTGGAAGAACGATTTGTCTTCCTGCTTTTCTCTCAGTCCCTGCCATTTGTCCTTTGTGATACGGATATTGCCAGGGTTATTATTTCTCAGACCTCTTGATATGCTCATGTTTATTTTCTCCTATAATATCAATATTAATACTCCAATCTGAATCACCTGACCGATAAGACCACCTATCAGCGTAGCGGTAATATCGAGCCAATCCCATTTTCCACCGTGTGCACGGTCTTTGAACTCCATGCCGGCAGCTAGTCCTGCTACAAACAGAATTGTAAACAGTGCACCTGCCGGGATGGCGTAGAGCAGGTGCTTGGGGCGGTTACTTTCCTTTATCCAACTCATTTTCTATAATCTCTTTCACGTCTTCCTTGTCAACCTTAAACACCTTCTTGCCGAATACACCTAAAGCCCCGATAAGATTGATATTAATCCCCTTTGGCTTCAATATATTACCGACTATTGAACATCCTTCTATGAAGCATACCAGTAAGCATGAATACACGTCTATAGGATATTCATTGTGACTTGCTACGCTAATCATGCAAACCATGCAGACGAATGCAAAGTAAGTCACCATTTTTCCCATGGTCGCACGGATGGCACGAGAGAATCTGACCTTTTCACCCATTAGCATACTTTTCCGCACCCCAAAGGCTAAATCGCAAAGGATTACTGCACATGATGCAATCAGCCAAGGAATCATATGCTGCAAAGACTCGTATACGAAGGCTGAAGCAACTGCGGCAAAACTACCGGTAGTAGTATGTATTATTGCTTCTTTCATACGATACAAGTAAGATAAACGGTTAACAACGATATTACCTCTATCCAGAACATTGGTTTCCTCTTGATGAAGTCGGAGATGAAATTGCCTGTCCAATGCCTTTTCATGGAAATCGCCATGTAAGCAATGAATCCAGCCCATAACAAGAGCCAGTACCATGAATTACAATATACCCATATCTGGGAGAAGATTAAGGCAATACAAGAACCGACAATATGTGGTATCTTATCCTCAACTTTAAAGTTGGGCGATACTCCCAATACAATCATGCCGATAACTGAGATGAACACAAGGAACCGGCTGTTTTCCGTACCTGCTTCAAATGCGGACGGAAGCAATAAAAGACCGGAACCAATCATGCACAACCCGAACCAGAACTTGTGTGTCAGCGCATAGTAGGTGGCACTGATTGAATAAGGGATTTCCTTCCCCTTTTTAATCATCGCAAAGACATAGCCAGCGATGAGAATGAATGATAATAGTACTAATGTAATCATAGCTTTATCTGTTTTTTGATTAATAAATTCATAAACTTATCCTAATTGATGAACACCAATTAAGACATAATCTGTTCCATCAGCAGTTGTAAACCGAAGTGTCGCAAGCCTTTCTAGTCTTGTTTGATTCTGTGACGCTATAACCGAGACCTCGGTTATACCAGCAATACCCGATTTCTGTCTAACAGTTAACCAACTAGTATTATTGGATGAATCTTCATCATAAATCCAATCCTTTAGAGATACCAGATAAGCCGAATAAAGTCCGCCCGCTTTAGGAATATTCGGGAATCCCGCTATATCTGCCATTATTTCTTTAGAAGCACCTGTGGTAGACTGCTGTATACAGCCAAACGCATATGTCTCACCTGTAGTTTCATCCCCTAATTCCAATATGACCACTCGAGGACTATTGTTATTTTCGGAGGCTTTAAAATCTACATATGTTCTTCCTGCCAATCCTGAAGTCGGATTCATTTCAATATTCTTGGCTAAAGAATTGAACCAATCGTTTTCGCTCACAACCTCATACTCTCCACCTGAATAGGCACTTCCAAACAGTTCAGAAGGGAATGGCGGTTCAAGCGATATGCCATTAATGGATGTTGCTGCATCTTGCAACACGTCCAGTTCTACGACATATCCGGTGTCGTCCAGCTCGAACTCTAAACGGTCACCACGTGAATTGCCAGTATTGGCATCAATGTCTAGCGTGAAGGTTGTTTCTCCTGCTGTACCCAAACCGTTATCAGGCCTAGCCCATGTCGGGTTATATGAGCATGTCCAGTTGCCGGTTGCTTTGATTGTCACTTCATATGAACCACCGGAAGCCGGGATACCGTGTATTGTATCGGGGGTGATAACCAGCGGTTCATTGCCTTCCTGTTGGATGATAAGCGTTCCAACCGTATCCGGTTTATCATCCAAGGCAAACTCTATTCTTCCTGTTCTTGTATTCCCAACATTGGCCGTTATATCAATAGATACATTATTATGTCCTTCCATACCGTCTGACGGGGATATATCCACCCATGATGGATTACTTGTAATTCTCCAACTACCAGAAGCTATCACATTGATAATATCGGAATATGTGTCCTTGGGAATGTTTATGGGATTCGGGTCGATAATTATATAATCATCCTGAGACAACTGCTTTATTACCAGAGTGGAAACCTTATCCTCATCGTCAAGCTTAAAGGTCATGACTCCCGAACGTTCAGAACCGCTCTCATTCATTTCGACATCTATATTCACAATCGCTTTACCAACTTCACCGGTATAAATGTTCGGAACAGCCCATAATGGAGTATCTATACATGTCCAATTCCCGGAAGAGGTAATGAAAATGTCGTAATTTCCGCCATTTTTGGGAATGTCTTCGATTGTATCAGGGGAAATAGAGATAAAATCTCCTTGAAAATATCTTATTATATCAACTAACAAGCTACCAACACGTTCAGCAGTATTGGCACCATCCTCGACTTCGTCCCGGATTTGCTTTGCTCTATTCAACAATTCTATTACATTCATAATTATTCTCCAATTATGCGAAAAACTGTTCTATTAGCCTTTAATTTCCCCCCACCATTATATAAGGGAAAATCTTTGTTACAATCGTTCAGATAGCGCACGCATTCTTTTAAGTATCTATCTGCTATGCTAAATGCATCATCGTAGGCCATCACTTTCTCCCTTATATCCGAACGGGATGAATATTCGGATTCTTTATTTACAAATCCAAAACGAGTAACATTTCCATCTCCATTTTTTACGATACGAGCATAAGCATAATAAGCTAATGCTGATTTAAGGCCTACAAAGGATCGTTTATTACTACATTCGCTTTGGTATTCTCCACCATTAAGAAGAATATCGTATTTTTCAGGGTGATCTTTTATATCAAGGAATAATGCATCTCCTAATGCGCTCTTGATATCAATATTTTCAGACTCACGAATATATGTCTCTATTTTAGAATTATCCAAATGAATAGACATATCACGGGAAAGTTTAGATACCTCCTCCGTTGTTATTAGGTACTGCTTCATTTCTCACATATTTAAGAGGTTCAACACTGTAATCATTTGAAGGATTAGCCACTTCATACCAACCGTCAAAAATCTTTTGAAAAGCCCGCTCAATCATGCGCTGTTGTTTTGATACGATAGAGTTGTAATATTCAAAAGCGTCTTCCAGGATATCACCTGAAAAACCAACTTTACCGATACGGATACAGTACCAAGGTTCTTGGCCATATGCAGAATATATTCTCTCGACTACACTTGCATCCGTAACGGAAAACTCTTTATCATAATTCTTTGATGATAGATCGATAAATTCAGGTTTTTCTTCATCGGAACTAATTTCAACTTCAAGCATTTTCAAGGAATTTGTGTCCCCCTGTAATTTTCCTAACATATCGGAAAAGCCATCATTATCAGACGAATTTTCTCCTTCAACGCTTTGCCCTTTTTTGGTTATAACAATACCGGATGATAGGAAATTGCAACGAACATTTCTAAATTTTACATTAGCCAATCCTTCGTCAGTACTCATCTCTGTCACAACTCTGTCAGCACGTGAACGAGGATAAACATTTTTTCCGCTTCCAGATAACCATAGAATTTGCCCTTTATAATACTCTATACCGCCAGCAGCTTCTATTTGAGCTAAAACAACTTCTTTTCGAGGGTTGTATACATCTATGAAATCAATATTCTCTTTCTTTACTTGAAGTGGTTTGCCGGCACGTGTTTTTTTTCCGCTCCAGTCTGGATGAACTGCTATCTTTGCAACGTATCCACTAGAATCTTCTTCCAAAAGCCTACAATTTTCAAAAGGAATATAATTCAATTCGCATATTTCTCCAAATATGTTATAATTAATATGTAAAGACATCCCATCAAAATCTCCTACATCAGAACATACAAGAGCATGAATGTCATCTACGGTATCTCCTTTTCTATTTACTACATATTCAGAAAAACGAATGTCTTTAAATCCGTTGCCTTCAATAAAATTGGCATACCGTTCTGCACATTCGCTTCCGGTAGAACTGGCAGCAATGATATTGCGAAGAGTTTGAGGGTAAAGGTTATCATCTCCAAACCCTTGTATACCAAACTGGCGCAAGTATGATACATCTACTCGGTTGCTACTTTTCTTTTTAAGATCCTTTACCCTCATAATAGATTATTTTTCTTCTGTTTTCTCTGACTTTTCAATATTCTCCTCTTTCTTTTCCTGCTGTTTATCCATCTTTTCAGCGTCTTTTCTTTTTGCAATTATGTCTTTCGCCTTTGAAAGATGATTGTTTAATTGCTTTTCGGTGATTTTTCGTCCACCAAGCTCATAATTTGCAAGTTCGTCCATCAATGAATCTTCTGAAACTCCACCATCAAATGCTTCAACAATAATTGCTATAAGTTCATCGCTAATAGATTCTCGTTTCAGTACACGTCTTCTTACTTTATTTTCCCAATCAGCAGGATAGCCGGAGAAAAACATAATACCTTTAGGATTGTCAGCTAAATAATTTTCTGCAACTTCATCGGTAATATTGGCATTAGTGTACATATCTCCGCTTCCAAATTCTTTTTGTAGAACAACGCCATTTTTCAGTATGTAATTTGATTTTTCTTTCATTTTACCAGTTTTTTTTAGATGTATATACATTTCGATTACCGCATCATGGTAACAATCATTGCAAGATGTTTTGATAAAATCTTTCCCAAGGACTTCCCGGTACATTAATTCAATGTCAAGTTTATTAGAAGAAGAGAGAGCTTTGCACTCTCTCAACTCTTCCAACTTACCAACCACTTTTAATAATTCCATGATTTACCCTCCTACCGCAGACGTAAGGGCATCTACAGCCGCTTTAGTTGTTTCGTAGCTTGTTTTGTACAAGAACAAAGCGGATTTCGGAACTTTCGTCTCCGTAAGACTGACAGACCAACCGCCATCTGTATCTTCCGAGTATTTATCGCTGCTAATTTCCGCAGCTTTTAAGCCTTGATAATAGCCGTATACTTGAAATGCAGAATCTCCCGGATTGGTTTCCTTTTGCAAGCCTTTAGACTTGTTTTCTAGAACAACGACAAACTCTCCGTTTGCTAACCCGTCAATAATATCCCCACATACGTCAGGATCATTAGCCAAAACGACCATATTAACGGTGTTAGTAAATGTATTACGATATGTCCCTGTAGCTAATGCTACATTTGTTCCCGTAAAAGGAGTACCGCCATAAACAACAACTTTATATGCTTTCTTTCCAGATTTCATCGCAAGCGTTTCAATCACATTATTTCGAGTTGAATTGAAAGTAGTTGCAGAAAAGTCAACATCGGCTCGATTAGCGATAACGCCTTCCTGTTCTATTCCTGGAACAATAGGATCATCGCACGACGGTGCGATGTCCTTTTTAATTAAATTGTCACAAACTCCTGCCATAAATATCTCCTTTCTTAATAAGCGATCTGGAATAAATTGTCTTCTCCAATCAGACAGCCAAGACGACCAGCTGAATAAGCCTTGGTTACTCTTTCATCCTGATTGAACCAAATTTCCAAATCTGAAATAATTTGATTCGCAGGAGAACCGACAAACAACTGTTTCGGAGACCCATATACAGCACGGTGAGGAAGATTCAATTTAGTACCATTATTCTGATACTTTTGGATGAATCGATCCCAAATAGAAACCCGGTATACCATTACTCCGTTATACTCTGTTACATCTAATCCCTTAAAGATTTGTTCCCACGTAAGAATTTCTTTGTATTCACGTTTCAAATCTTTTGTAAGAGCATCGCCCAAAGACTTTGTACAATAGATAGCCGCACCGTCCATAGCAGCGATACGTGGATCTGCGTTTTCAAGCAATGAATCAAAGATTCCGATAGCCATATTAGCTGTTTTAATGCCACTCAACTGAGCGGCAGTAGAAGCTTCAGTGTTGGCTGCAATGTTTACTCTTTGGTTTGTATTAGCCGCCCCAATTGCAAACAACTGTTTCCAGAAACCGTTACATGGCTTGAAGAGTTCTACATCTACTCCTTCAGTTATCTGACCTGTTGATGCATTTTGAGCTTCTTTATCACCGAACCAAATGAACCTCCAAAACATTCGTTTGATAGACAACTCAAGTGCTGGGTAGATAATAACATCCATAATATCCGTACTAGTCAAGTCGCCAATGTTTGTGCCAGTTTTGAGGGCATATTCTGCAATAGTATTCATAAAGTCCTCATAACACCATTTCAAAGGGACTGACCATTGTCCAATATCCCATGTCTTTTCCGCTGCCTGTACAGTGACATCTTTATAAGTAGGATTACAAGGAGCACCAGCCCAACCTACATCTTCCATTTCCCCAGTCCAACCTAGTTTCTGTCCATTCTGTACGTTTTGAACGAACGTAAAGAACTGCTCCAATGACTCATCAACAAAATTAGTCAATATCAACAGGTCACGTAAACTCTTAACCGCCCCGTTATCCTTCGTCAAGTTTTTTACTGAATCTAAAATATTCATACCTTACTATTTTTTTGAGTATCTTTTTTTGTTTTTCTCTCTGGCTTCCTCAAGCTTTTGTTCAACCAAACTTATCGGCTTCGCTTCTTCTGTTTTCTTAGTCTGTGGACTATATGACCGACCAGCAGGAACATAAGCGCCAGTGGCCTTTTTTAACCAAGCTTCTCCGCCTGCTTTTTCTACAGCCGCAATGATGCGAGCATCGGTTTCACTCTTTGCACTTGATTTCAGAGATGCGTTTTCTGCTTCTAGTTCTGCGATACGGTCTTTCAAAGCTTGTGTGTCTTCTTCACTGGAAGAAGGATCTTTAATCTCCGTAATAACTCCATCAACCACGACAACCGTCCGTCCATCCTCTAATACAAATTCACCATCAGGAGAAGCTGGATCACCAACCTGAATTTCTCCTTCTTCACGTTCTACAGTCAGCTCTTCACCAGTTGATGTAGTAATAACCATTCCGACAGCTTCAGGAGTTTCTTTTACTACCCCCAAAGCAACACCAAGCATATGAAATGCCTGCGCAACTGTCACCTTCTTTTCTTCTTTTGCCATACTTTTAATATTAGGATTATTAAACTCTGTTTTATTAGCAGATGCGGAAGCTGCCGGAACAATAGAGGAGATAAAACCCAGTTCAATAGCTTTCTCTGCATTAAACCAACTATCTGTATCCATCTGTGCTTCCAGCACAGTTCTATCAACTCCAGTACGTTCTACATAAAGAGCAAGCATCTTCTCCTTCTCTGCCTGTAAATCTGTTTTCAATTCTTCTAACTTGGTCAAAGTTATATCGCCAACCTTTGCACCTGCCGGATAATACGGTGAATGGATTAATAACTGTGCATGTTGATATGCACTACGTCTTTCAAGTGGTGCGGCAAGCAGGATAACAGTAGCCATAGATGCAGCATTACCTACAACTTTACACGAAATTTCTTTGCCGGAAGCACGTAAAGCGTCATAAATGGCATATGCTTCTGTGCAATCACCGCCACAAGAGTGAAGTTCTATGTCTATACGATTATCGTCGCCTGGAATCCAATCCATAAAGCCCTGTATATCGGGGAAAGAAATAGAATCATTGCCAGTTAGCCAATATTTCATTTTATCGGCATCAGCAGCAATATCTTTATTAATATATAATTTAGCCATATATCTGTAATTGTTTGTAACAAAGTTACTAAACCGGATACGGCTATAAGAATATAGGAATAAAATTGCACTGAAACGGTTATTTCAGTAAAAAAAATAGGGGTGAGCAAATGCCCACCCCAAAAGTCATAAATCAACATTAGAGGAAAACTTCTCTATAACGTTGTAAACCATCCTTTCCGAAATGTTATATTCATCAGAAAGGTATTGCATTATATATGTCTTTTTATGACCTTCTCTCATCATTCTAAGGTAATCCTTGTATAGTTCCAAATACTTAATATCTGAAACTCTAAGAGACTTGTCGCACATAGCTTTTAAAGCCAATGCATTCATAGATAACAATTCATATGCGGTCATAAGCTGCCTAAATTTTCAAGTACTTCAACCCGTTTTCCAACTGTATTTATTTCAGTTACAGATACCACCGGATTAGGCATCATCTGAACTCCCTTTGCTACGGCTCTTGCTAGCATATCCTCTCCCATGGTCTGATTACTTGATGCGGTGATGTTAATTGGTACACCGCCCCCCATCTGATTAAATGAGGAAAGAATTGGGGCAAACAATTCTGTCGCTCTCGCTGTCATTACTGACTCTCCGTTACTTAGTTGTGCCGGGATGCTATCGCTCGTTCCAGTACCTGGCCCGGTAACTAATCCACCTGTTGCGAACTTGGCGGACTTAATAGACTTCATAGCAGTTCCCATTACAGCTGTAACAGCACCTACAACTGTTCCAATAGCCACTAACATATCTATCCACGTTGCACTCGAACTGGTAGCCGTTTTAACTGCATTTGCAATAGCTACTCCCTGCGCTATTGCAACTTCTGCAATTGCCAATAGTTTTGCAGCTCTTGCCATTTCTTCATTAGTTTCTCCTGCCAGCTCCAATAAAGAAGATATTCCACCAATAAGACTTCCAATAGCTTCCGCTTTCTGTGTCTCGATTTCTACTTCTTTATTTGCTAGCTCTTTTTCTGCATCAAGATAAGCATTTTTAAGCTCCAGCTTACGAAGATTGAAAGCTTCTATACTCTCCCCTTCCATTTGTTGGATGGCGTCTAATTCAGCTTTTCTTTGCTCAACTTTAACACGGAGAATTTCTTCTTCATTTCCATGCAATTCTGCTATTTCTGTTTCAAAGCGGATTCTAATAGCCTCCTGTTCTTTACTCAACAAATACGCATTACGCTGATTCACTAAATCATCTAATTGCTTATTATATTTTGCACGTATAGCAACTTTCATCTGTTCCGTCAATTCCAGTTCTGAAAGTTCCAACTCTCGTTGAGTTACCAATTTCTGCATTTGCAATTGATATTCTTGTTCACTTCCTGATTTTATCGCATCAAGTTGTGTTTCTATCAATCTTTGTCGCTTTTCGATCTCTGTTTGATATTGTTCATTTGATAGTTTTTGCAACTCCCTTTGTTGCTGCTGTTCTTTTAACTTTATAGCCTCTCGAATATTATCTTTAGCTTTTAAAGTTAATTTTTTTTCATCGGTCAATTTCCTCTTTAAATCCTCGATTTCTCTTTCGTAGCTTACTTTTAATTGTTGCCTTTGTCTTTCCGAATTATCTTTTATAAGTGAAAGAAGAATATCCTGCGCTTCCCTATAAGCTTCAATCTCTTTATCTTTACGTTCTTTGGCTGTTCTAACAGCCTCTTTTGCCTCTGTCTTTTGGGCGTTTATCGCTTCAACTCTTTGGGCGTTTAGTTCACGTGTTTTATTATTTAAATCAATAGTTGCTCTTGCCACATCTATTCTTGCTTGGGATAACTTCTCTTCATATTCCGCAGAGTTCAAAGTTCTTTGGCCTACAGTTTCAAGAATCCTAAGGTTCTCTTCTGCTAGTTCTTTTCTTTTTTCCGCATTAGATGTTTCAAGCTTTATTGCTTCATCAAGAAAAGCAATCCTTTCTTTATGTGTATATTTATCTTTTTTAGCAATCTTGTCTCTAAGTTCTGATATTTTCAAGTCATTATTCGCAGCTTGCTCATTAGCTTTCCTTATGTTTACAGAGAGGTTATATCTATCTTCTTCTGTTTTCATATAATCTTCAACAACTTTTTTAGCACCAGGAACCAAGCCCGACCATTCATAAAATTTAGCTAATGCCATATTTATAGAATTGGCTATTTTTATATAAGTCTCTGCTATTTTTTCATTAATTCTTGTAAAGCCATCAGCTATTGCCGAATTAAGAGACATCGCTTTCTGGTACTTATAATTAAGTTCCTCACTTCCTTTTATTGTATTATTTACCGATTCGAATGCAGCTTTTAATGTATATAAGGCTGTTACTAAAGCTGTTATGGTTAATATAACCGGATTTAGCAAAAGAGCCAACATTTGTTTTCCAAAAGCAATGGCTGCTACCCTTCCCGCTTTAAAAGCAGCGGATACCGAATTTATTCCACCAACTAACCCTGAAATTTTACCCAAAAAACCATTTTGCACCCCAACTAATGACAGGAGTTCATTTTGGAATTTACCACCAGCTTCTGTAGTTGCTTTCAATTCCTCCCTTATTTCAGCAATATGATTACGCATTTCTTCACCTGCAGCACTCTTTCTTTCTTCCTCTGACATAGCAATATAAGCCTGTATCAATTCATCTAATTGATCTTTTAAAGGAGAGAGAGCTTTTTCAAATGCTTCTTGGTATTTACCAACACTTCGATAAAAACGTTGTGTCTTTTCTTCTGCTTCTGCTATCTTATCTGTAATAGCGTTAATATGTATTTCTAAATCTTGCCCAGAAGCAGAATTACGTTCCGCTTCAGACATCTCATCGTATTGCCGTGTTAAGTTTGATAATGAGGCACGAAGAGCAACAAGGCTGTTTTCTTGTTGCTTTTCCGCCTTTATATTATTTTGTATCTCTTTATTTAAAACTCTAATGGCGTCATTGTATTCTTGTGTCGCTATTTTGGTTTCAGTCAGCTTTATATTATAAGCATCACGGCTAATCCTTCCCTTCTCTAAATCATCTTTCAGAGTTTTCTCAACTTGTTTTAAAATATCAAGTTGCTTTCGATAATCTGCAATCTTACGAATTGCATCATCATATCTTACTTTTATTTCTAATATCTTTTCTGTTGCATTTTCCGCCATAATATCACATCTTTAGAAGTTTGCACTCGCATATATCATTCTCTCTAGTCTTTATCTCTATGATGGCTAAATAGCATCCATATTGAGCCAAATAAACCGGTACATCCATTTCTAAGTTTCGAAGTTCGATACTGTTAAGACGGATGTACTCGGTTACTACCTTTGCATTATTGATTAGTCCTTTGTACGTCTGATAGTTGTTCGCAATTAAGGTAGTCCATTCTAGCCCCTTGAATATTCCCTTCGTGCCATCAAGCAATAATATCCGGGGATTGGTTTTATTGTATTGTAGTTCTCCTTTGTCGTTATAGGAATACAAAGGAATATAAGCTACACCATTCTTTGTATCACAGGCAGAGAAAGGCAACGTAATAGCATCACGTTCGTAGTCTATCGTAGCGTCCTCAACCTGAATATTTCCATCATAGTTCCCTGTTACTTTATCATCCTCTTTATATCGGAACCAGTTATTTTGAGCGATGTTATCCAAAGAGTATTTTATCTCACGTGGAGTAACATCTTTATAGGCCATTATTACTTTGTTAGTCCAGTCTACGGCTTTAGGCTGATTTTCTGCTAGGTTGTCAAATGGAATGAATTTGATTCCGTTCGTGCCATCCGGCAAAGCAAATAAGCCGACCATTGAAGCGATGGCCTTGATGAAGTCTATTTGCTTGATGTCTGGGAGATTGGGAACTAACGGAAACTTCTCACCAAAATAAACTTCACCTCGACTTGATATATTTAGTGATAAATCAATATTCACATAATCTCCTGAAATTAAAATATCTGGTTTTGAATATGGAAGAAAACTCAAGCATAATATTTGCCCTTCATTTATATTAAACTCATTAATATCAACTTTATATGATATATGTGTTTTCCCGTCTCCAGAAGAGGTACTTATAGGATTAATATATGCAACTGTGTTATGTCCACCATCTTCAAGACGAACATGGAGAAGTGCTTTAGTTTTATCATCTCCAGGTGTGCTTGTAGAAACTATAACTGTTCCCTTTAAACTTGCTTTCAAATCATAAGCAACCTTATAACCCACCCCCGTTATATTTGCATTTATTATATTTGCAAGTTCTCCATACTTACTTAATGTTGAATCTATATTTAATACTAGATTTAACCCTCTTTCACCATTATAACTATTATCATAATTGATAATATTACCAGTAAATTTTATTGGATATTTATCATATAATTCCTGAGAATCATTATTTGCAAGGAGAGGAACAATCATCTTACCTATAAAATCCTGCTTGTCAGACGGAAAATTAAATGTAACCCCGCTTTCTTCCTGAATCTTATCGAGTATCCATTTAACGGTAATTACTGGGCGATACCACACATTCGGATCACCGGAATTAAATCCGTAATCAATAAGAGGAAACTGCACTGAATTGCTTCCTTGATTATTCCACACTACCCAATCTACTCCCTCTTCTGTTCCGTGTGAAATGTCAGTCAATTTCTTTCCATCGTTTACTACACTGGAGAAGTTTGTTACATTCCCCCACGACAAAGCCGTCTCAATAGAATCCGCCACAGACAATAAAACGACATTTGCATCTTTGATAATCTCAATCCCATTTCTTAAAACCTTCCCTGCGTGCTTTAGATACGGAAATTTACTTACCGAACTGGGAATGTTTGAACACTCAATCAGAGATAAATTTTTAGCAGTTTTGGGAAGCTTGATTGTATAGCTGTTGTTGCTTACAATCTTACTTATATCGGTGAGAAGATTGCTTTTGTAGTTTAACGTAATGTCAGTTTTACCAATATCAACCTTAGAATTATTGATATATAACTCGTCTCTTGTCATAGCATCTGTGTTATAGTTTCCGGCATTGTTATTTGAATCTCGAAATCCTGCAAATCGGCATTGGTATTAGTAAATGACCCTGCAACAATATTAACAGGCACCCAACCTTCATCAATATACATATCAACAATAGACGAAGAATGAATTGTAGACAACATATTGAACGTGTCATTATCCACTAACGTAGCACAAGCTTTCCGAGTATTTTGCAAATTCTTTCCTTGATAACGATACATACCGCTATATGTGTATTTAACATCGCTGTAGTCAACGTTTATTTTTTCTCCTTCGCTAGATGATTGACCGGTAGTGTCTCCTTCCTGAAATAGCCAATATTGCAGGAATCCATGACGGTCTAACCAACGAAGATATATCCCCTTATCGCAATCATCGAAAAGTACTTTTACGAATACTGCATCATCGGGGATAGGTTTAAATGTTCTATCAAAGGTAAATTGGAATGTGCTAGGTGCTTCGGGGGTATTCAGAATCTTAATCATTCCAAAATCTTTGGCATTAGCAAAGTATTCACTAAAGTCTTTATTAATCAGTCCTGCGTCAACACTCTGAGAAACGTAATTTTCTCCATCATATCTTATTTGTATGTTCCCTTTGCTATACAATGAAATAGTAGATGGAAACTTTCTGAACATTGTCACCGTCCTGGATGGATTAAATACCTCACCGATATTCATAGCTCCCCAAATGCATTTTATAGTGAAACTAAAGGTTCCTCCAAGGTTATGAAGAATCTGCACTTTCACCTGTTTAAATCGCATTGCTTCGGCACTATATGTATCAAATAGAGATTGTAAGTAAGTGGATATATCAATAGATATATTATCATCTGAAGCATTTATCCTACTGTCTTTATATCTATAATATTCTTCTCCTTCAACAATCTCATATATGTTTGTGTCAAGAGCTGTCTCTCCGGCAAGTATTCCACCTTTCACCTGTATTATTTGAGGATTAAATACAAAACAAAGTTCATCGGGGTATGTAACAGTAACCCCACTATTCATTTTATAGGTTCTCATTTATTATTTAGATTTATATGTGTAACATCCCTTTCGAATATCCCGAAAACTTTCTCCAAAATTGTTTTGACCGTTATTTCAATTTCCTTTGAGTAGATATCATCCCGTCCGCCATCTCTATAAAGCTGAGTTCCTTCCTTGGCAATCTTTCTTGCAACGAAATAAGCAAAAGTCTTAGGTTTTTCTACTCTTATCCCTTTATACTCTACCCAATCAAGAATTATTTTATAAAATCCTTTTGGAACTCCTCTCGGCCTTCTTCCGGTCTCTAGGGTTCCAAAAGCTTTCCTTCCCCAAAGAATGCCACTATTCTCTGTTATTTCAACCCGTAAGCTGGAAATAGTTTTTCCGCTAGCTTTCTGCCTAGCTCTTATATGATTGTCGATTATCCTTTGGCGGAGATCGGTTAACTCATACTTTATAATACCTAATGCTTCATCCTTTCCTGCCATAAAGCGAATCCCTTATCTTTTGAACATTTCACCTATGGTCTTACCGTAACAAAGCAAAAGACCTTGTTTTTCTTTCAGCTGCAGTTCTATTGCAACAATAGCCACATTAGCATCCAATCCATCATAGGTAGTAGAATAGTAAATATCCCCTTCTATGTACTCAAATAATCCACTTTCATTCAAACGAAGAATAAACTCCTTAGCATAGCTTTTGCAAAGCTCTACTTTTTGATCGGTCTCTGTTCCGTCGAAATCAAAATCTATCTTATCCATGAAAGCAATCAAGCAATTTGGATAATCCTTTAATTGATTTTTATTCAGATTAAAGCGGCCGGAAACAGGAAGTACATTTACCACTGCTGGAAAAGGAAGCTTATCTAACCTCAAATTGGCGGTTTGCCAATTATCAAAGACATAGGTCAATCCCTCCATCTTATCCACTACGCTTTTTATCTTTTGCTCTACTGTTGTCATAATTATATCATTTTGTTATACCTGCCCGGTGAACAATTTTCATTTTCTTTCAAAAAATGTATCACTTTGATAGTTTGTTATTTCTTGCATACACCTCCTGTAATCTTCTCTGAAACTTTGCTTTTTCAGAATCAATATCCAGACATTTGTAGATACGAATCCATGGAACCTTTTCAACATCTTCATGATTGGAAATTCCCATTCTTAAAGCGTAATGGTCTATCATTCCAAACATTCCAAATGACAGCTTCTCAACTCCGGCCTGCTTTTCTTCCTTTGTCGGTTTTACACTTGTGGTAGAAAAGAGTTTATTTATCCGGTCTACCTCCGTTATCACCCACATCGAGAATCCAAGAATTACCTCTGCCTTTGACTTCAAAATCTCTTTCTCTTTCATGCCAAGGATAGTCATACATGGAGTTAACGCAACATCCTTGGACTTTTCCATAGACTGAAGCATTATCAATTGCCCCATGGTTATATCATTCAAATCGGAAGGGGTACGTTTGTTCCCGATAAATTCCGGTTTTGGAAGTTCCTCGATCTGCTTTCTCAGTCCTTCCTGATCTCGGCAAACATCGCTCTTTATCAAAAATTCTTTTACTGTCATATCTGTCCTAATTTTACTTTCGGTCTACGTATTATAGGCTTTTCTGATAACTTATTCAATGCTACATAACGAACTGCATCAAGCGCATGGTTAAACTTGTCTATCGGTTCATTTATTATATCACCGGTCATCTTGTTTTCTTTCCATTTATAATTCCGCAACTCTCGAATAATGTTCAAACTTCTTTTTGTTATACGCATCTCATATCTTTGTAATATCTGTATTCCAGTTCTGACTGAGTCCGGCCCTTTTTGAGACGGCTCGATACGTGAAATGCCATAGTTGAAAATTTCTTGTATAGACTTCTGCTCGGCAGAATCAGCAACCACATCACAATTCTTATCTCTAAGCCTATTCGCTATCTTGTCATTAGTAAGCCCTTTCTCATAACACAGTTCATCTAACCATAACTTCCCATCATTCAGATATACGTCAACAATTGCCGTCGGGTCATTGGTAAAACCAAAATCTAAACCTCTTCCAACTAATCTTGCTCCAATCGGTATTTCATTAACTTGCTCCCATCTTGAATATATAATACCAACAGCACGCCCTGTTAATCCAAGGCCATATACTTTCCACCAATTTTCATCATCTTTGTTTGATTCTATTTCGGCTATTTGCTGATCCGAAAGGAAAGGATTGTTTTTATATGTAGAATGAATTTCTGTAGTTCCTTCTCTTACCTGTAGCCCTTTCATTTCGTACCAAAACTCAGCGTCTGGATTCCAATCAATAAAAATGCATTCCGTTGTGCGGACGGATAATTGACGGTATATCTCATATCCTATACGGTTACACTCATTTATAAAAAGAATATCACGTCTAGAGCCTTTTACTTTACCCCAATCATCGGCAGAAAAGAAACGAATCTTTGTTCCTGTATTGAAGGTATATATATGGTCAGTCTCGTTTTTATTATAGTCAATCCCTTCTATTAATCCTTCATTGGAAAGAATATCCTCAATGTCATATATCGCACCTCGCTTCAAATGCGGCAAGCTTTCAGAAACAACATCTATTACACGTCTTTTGGAGTTACCAGTAGCTATGGTGACAAAGAGTGATACAAGCGAATATGTTTTGCCGGAACGAGTTCCACCTTTATTAGCAATAAGTCTGCTGCCGGAAAGCCATGCTTTAAGATTTTCAAGATACACATAGGTCGCATTCATTAGAACTTCTTTAATTTATCTATCAAATTCGCATCTTCTTTGTTATTGACTACAACGGTCAAACCTGTAGAAACTTCTCCTGAATGCTCGGTATTCTGTTTGTTCTTCCACCGTTCAGGAGCAAGGTTTGTGAGAAGGAATATACCAGCTCCCACATTTGGCTCAACACGGACATTTTTTTTTACTTCCTTTTTCAACTTCTTTTTCTTGCCTTCCATATAGTATTCGGAAGAAACCTGTTCGTATTCGTATCCGATAGCAGACCTTGCAAGGGAAGAAACGACATTGCGTT